GATTAGATGAATCACTGCCGCCTGACAATATGTCAGCAAGAAGTGCAACTGAAATTGTAGAGCGTATGAAGGAATTATCACAAAACTTAGGTAGTGCCTTTGGTCGCTTAATAACAGAAACAATGGTGCCTGTTGTAACAAGAGTTTTAAAAATTATGGACGAAAAAGGACTTATAAATTTACCACTGAAAGTAAATGGTTTGGAAATTAAAATAAGTCCAGTATCTCCTTTAGCGAAGGCACAAAACCTTGATGACATTAACGATGTTATGCAGTTTGCACAGATAGCATCTTCGCTGGGCGCAGGTGGTCAGGCTGAAATGAAACCAGAAAAGATAGCTAAATATGTTGCTGACAAGCTTGGGATACCAAGCGATTTGAGAACCTCTGACGAAGAGAAACAGCTTATTGAACAGCAAATGATGATGATGATGCAAGCGCAACAGCAAATGCAAGCAGCACCAGACACACAAGAGGAGTCACCGACAAGCACAGAAATAACAGAGGAGGGTTAATATGGATGATGGATGGGACGGTCTAAATGTCGTGGATTTTACATCAGCTCACCAAAAAGATGATGATTTAAAAAGACTTGATAGAGCGTTTGCAAGAACATTTGAAACAGATGAAGGAAAAAAAGTTTTAGAATATTTAGTAGACAAAACTTTAAACCAACCCACCTGGATACCAGGCGGGGGAACAAGTTTTGGATTTGCTAGAGAGGGACAAAATAGTATAATCAGAGAAATTTTACAACGCATAGAGAGGACGAAAAAATGAGTGAAGTAGAACAAGAAGGTTTATTACAAGTTGATTTAAGTGAAAATACAGCTGAAAACGAAAATCTTAAAGAAACCATCCCCCATCGTGTTGAAGAGGAACACGAAAGAAAATCTATTGATGAAGCCTTAGAAGATGTAACAGCAGAAGAAGTAGAAAAAGTTTTGGAAAAACCAGACTACATTTCTGACAAACATTGGGATAATAAGACTGGCATAAAGATTGAGGAGTTAGCCAATTCACATAACGAGTTACTAAAAAAAATGAGTATGGGTGGCCACAAAGCACCAAAAGAATATGATATGGGTGTATTTGATGACATTGACCCAGAAGATGAATTAGCCTTAGGATTTGTAGATTGGGCTGAAAAAAACAAACCTTCACAAGAAGCTTTTGACGGTTTAGTCAACATGTTTAAAGAACATGCAGCACAAGCAGAAGAAGCTGAAAAAATTGATGTTGCAAGTGAAACAGAAAAGCTTGGACCAAATGCAGAAGCGATTATCACTGCAAATCACGCTTGGATTAAAGGTCAAGTGGCAAAAGGTATTTTTGGGCCAGCAGACGTTGAAGAGTTAGAAATTTTGGGTGCAACAGCAAACGGACTTAGAGTTTTAAATAAACTGCGTTCTATGACAGGTGAGCAATCAATTCCTGTATCCCCAGTACAAGTTGAGGGGATAAGTTCTAAAGAAGATTTATATGACATGGTTAAAGACCCAAGATATAAAACGGACCCAGCATATAGAAGAGAAGTAGAAGCTAAATTTAACCAAGCGTTTCCTGGAGAACATCAGCCAGGTTCGTAACTTACAGTTGAATTTATTTTTATAAAAGGGTATGTTTCTTAGTGAAGATACCATATTTTATGCCTTCTGGTGGTAAGCAACTTTACTACACCGACCCTTGAAAAAGGATACTTGGTAAAATTTGAATAATTTATTTAAGGAGATACGTAATGGCACAATCAATTACTAATGCCTTCGTTACATTATTTGATGCTGAGGTACATCAAGCTTACCAAGGTGAAAATGTACTAAGAAATGCAGTAAGACTAAGAAGTGGCGTAGAAGGCAATACATACAAATTCCCAAAAATTGGGAAGGGTTCAGCAACAGTTCGTATTCCACAAACTGATGTTACCCCATTAAATGTTACATACAGTCAAGTAACAGCAACCATGTCTGACTTTAATGCAGCAGAATATACTGATATTTTTCATCAAGCCAAAGTTAATTTTGATGAAAGGGCTGAGTTAGTACAGGTGGTTTCAAAAGCTATTGGTCGTAGACTGGACCAACTTATTATTGATGCAATCGATGCAGCATCTTCACCTGAAACAGTAGCTAATACTGTAGTAACATCAGGTTCGGCAGCTGCAAGTAATCTTAATGTTGGTAAACTTATCGAAGCTAAGAAAAAATTAGATGCTAATAATGTTCCGTCTGACGACAGACACATTATTATTCATGCTAATAACTTAGCTGGATTGCTTGGCGATGAAAGAGCGATATCTGGAGACTTTGCATCAATTAAGGCTTTAGTTGCAGGTGATATTAATACTTTCCTAGGATTTCAATTCCACACGATTGGTACAAGGGATGAAGGCGGTCTCTCAATAGACGGTTCTAATGATAGAAAAGTTTTTGCTTTCCATAGAAGTTCTATTGGTTTAGCTGAAAATATGGCAGCAAAAACAGAAATTAATTATGTTCCAGAGAAAACTTCCTTCTTAGTTAATTCAATGTTTAGTGCAGGTGCAATCGCTATAGATGACGAAGCTATAGTAGAAATAACCTGTCGTGAATCATAAGGAGGTAAATCATGGCATACGATTCAACAGGACTACAACCTATTGGTGGTCAAAGTAAAGCAGGAAACGCTCCACAAATTTGGAGTTATACATCAACCGATGCAAAAACAGATATTGATGCAGCAGGCTATTTTAATAGTGCATCAGATTTGTTAAAAGTAGGTGATTTAATCTATGTTCACGCATCAACTGGTGGAACTCGTACTTATAGTTTGCACCCAGTAGTAAGCAACGCATCTGGCGTTGTCGATATTGGTGATGGCACAGCAATCAGTGCGACTGACTCTGACTAAGAGTGTTAATGTAGGGGGAGGAAACTCCCCCTATTTTTAAGGAGATAACGTGGCGGCAGGCGATACAAAAGTAACAATATGCAATCAAGCATTAAATTTATTGGGAGCAGACACGATTACTTCCTTTTCAGATACAAGTAATGATGCGGCAGCTGTATGTAATAATATTTATGATACGGTAAAGAATATGGCATTATCGATGTATCCTTGGAGTTTTGCTCTTGCCAAAAAAGAATTATCACAGTCATCAACATCTCCAATAAATGAATGGCAATATCGTTATGACTTGCCAGGCGATAATTTAACAGGAAATGTATTTCAACTTTACAACTCGTCCAGCACAGCAATCCTTCCCGTAAATCGATTTGAAATAGTTTATACAGATAGTGGCCCAGCTATAAATACAGACGAACCCACTATCTTTATTGATTATATCTCCTCAAACATTAGTGAAGGTATGATGCCTGCATATTTTATACAATTATTAGTATATATGATGACTTGGCATTTAGCAGAGCCAGTAACTGACCAAATCACAAAAGCTCAATACTGGGAGCAAGTAACACTTGGCACAGCCGCAGAAAATGGCAGAGGTGGTTATTTAAGGCAAGCGATGAATGCAGATGGGAGAGGTAAATCAAATTATGCAATTAATGATTTTCCACTAACTGATGTACGTGCATGAGTAAGATATATCAAATACAAACAAATTTTACTACAGGTGAGTTAGACCCTTTACTTAAAGGTCGTATTGATATTGACCAATATTATAATGGCCTTGATAAAGCTAGGAATGTTTTAATACAACCGCAAGGTGGTGTAACTCGCAGGCCTGGACTAGAATTTATAAATACCATTCCAGCTGGCTCACCAGCAAATGGATGTAAATTAGTTCCGTTTGAATTTTCAACGACACAATCTTATATGCTCTTGTTTGTAGACGATAAAATGTTTGTCTACAAAGATAAAGCTTTAGTAACCAATATTAATGGTTCAGGCAATGACTTTTTACAAACGGGTATTGCTAGTGCTAGATTAGCTAACTTGGACTTTGCGCAATCAGCAGATACCTTAATATTAGTAGAGGAAGACCTACAACCAAAACAAGTAGTAAGAGGTGCTAATGATTCAACCTGGACTATAAGCAACATATCTTTTGATTTTATACCTAAATACGCTTTTTCAATAACTACAACTACAGGTACTAATTTAAATAATTCTACTCTTACACCATCGGCAGTTGATGGTAATATTGATTTAACTTCATCAGCAAACGCCTTTGCATCTGATAATGTTGGAGATTATGTAGAAACAGCAGATGGATTAGGACGTGCTAGAATTACAAGATTTGTTTCAGCTACAAGTGTTGAAGCTATTGTAGAAATTCCATTTTTTAATACTGATGCAATAGCTGCTGATTCCTGGTTTTTAGAAACAGATTATGTTGACGTATGGAGTGCAACCTATGGCTATCCTAGGACAGTAACTTTTCATGAGCAAAGACTATATTTTGGCGGTAGTAAGTCAAGACCAAATACAGTATTTGCATCAAGAGTTGCTAGGTTTTTTGACTTTAATCCTGGTGAAGGTTTAGATGACGATGCTATTGAAATTACGATAAACACTTCACAAGTAAATGCTATTACAGGTTTATTTTCTGGTAGAGATTTACAAATATTTACCAAAGGAGGTGAGTTTTTCCTTCCACAGTCTGACCTGGACCCAATAACACCAAGCAATGTTGTCGTCCAAGGAAGTACAAAAAGAGGAAGCTTAGAAGGCATAAAACCTCTTGGTGCTGAAAGTGGCACATTATTTATTCAACGTAGTGGAAAAGCCTTACGTGAGTTTTTATTTAGTGATGTTGAGTTATCTTATATATCAAACAATATATCATTATTAAGCAGTCATTTATTGTCTACCCCAGTAGATATGGCGTTGAGAAAAGCCACAAGCACTGATGATGGCGATTTATTAATGATAGTAAATACAGACGGAACAATGGCTATGTACTCTATTTTACGTGGTCAAAATGTTATAGCACCATCATTAGCATCAACAGGAATGCAAACTTGCACAATAACCGTAACTGATTTTTCCAATATTGCTACTGGCGCAACTCTTACATTTAAAGACAATGATGGAACAGAATTTACCTTGACCTGCCAGGGAGCAGGCACAGGAACACCTGACTCTAACAAATTTTTTCATAACGCAGATAATGATACGACAGCAGATAATATTTTTACTGCATTTCAAAATACAGATTTATTTATTGTCAAAAATCCCTCAGCAAATGTAGTAACGGTAAAAAGGAGAGTGCCAGGGGAGGATAATCTAACGGTGGTATCTTCTGATACTACAAGACTAGCAGTAACAAATTTTGCAAACACAGACTCTTTTGTACGTGTTGCAGTTGATGTTGATACAATTTATTGTGTGGTAAAACGTGTAATTAATGGTTCAACTGTATACAATGTTGAAGCCTTTAATGATGATATGACCACAGATTCTGCTGTTTTATTAAGTGGTGGTACCAAACCAAGTAATACAACATTTTCGGGTCTTAATCATTTAGAAGGAGAAAATGTAAAACTAATAGTTGACGATGCAATGCAAGCAGATAAAACAGTGTCAAGTAACCAAATAACAATGGAAAGCACACCAGTAACTTACTGTGAAGCAGGCTTAAATTACACACCAAAAATTAAAACTATGCCAGTTGAAACAAAACTATCTAGCGGTAATATTATGGCACAAAAGAAAAGAATTATAGAAGTATCTGCTAATATTTATTTAACACAAAATTTAAGAATAAACAGAAAAGATATCGATTTTGTTTTATCCGACACATATAATGTTGGAGATAGTATTCCTTTTTTTACAGGTTTGAAAAGGAGAAAGCCTATACTGGGATACGATAGGTTTGGTCAGATTGAATTTACTCAATCTCAACCATTGTTTTTTACACTTTTAGCAGCTGAATATAAAGTAGGCGTAGGACAATAATATGATTTTTACAGCATTAATGGTAGCAGGAACAGCATTATCAGCATATCAATCTATTCAAGCTGGCAAAGCAAAACAGCAAGAGTTTGAAAACCAAGCTGCTTTGTCACTTATAAAAACACGAACTAAAGTAGTAAACAGTAAGGAAAAAGGTGTAGAGGTATTAAGGGACTTAAATAGTCGCTTAGGAACGATTCTGGCGTATAAGGCGGTTGGAGGAGCTGACCCTACGTCAGGGTCCGCCCTTACACACGCTATATATTCATATCGACAAGGCTCTGAGGATTTTAATGTAGCGGCAATCCAAGCAGAGTTAGATGATAAGTTAGGATTAATTGAATACAAAAATCTAAAAATTGCTGGAGAAAATGCTGCACGTGCTGGCTATAGTAAAGCTTTTAATACTATCCTGATGGCAGGTGCAAATTATGCAAGTCAAGGCGGATTTGACAATGTATTTAGTAAACACACAGGCAACACAAAATTTGTAGCCAGTGATTACGGAAGGGCTGGACCAGACCCTAGGGTGATTGAATAATGGCAAAAGTAATAAAACCATATAGAAGGCAGTTAGCAGGAGTATCTTTTAGTGCGCCTGGTGGGAGCGTTGCGGCAACAAATGAAGGCCTGGACATTATACAAGATACTAAAACCCGTATTAATAAACTCACAGAATTTGCGTCTCAGCAAGTTGGCGAAGAATTACTTGTTCAGGGCCAAATTGAAGCTTTAAATAATCCAATCGATGTTACTGCTTATGCAAATGCGTCAGATGAAGAAAGAAAAAAAATGGTAGGTGGGAACACAATAACTGCAAAAGGAAAACAAATTAGGCAAACACAGTTTACTATGCTTGCTAGTGCCATGAGTTTACAATCAGACTTAGAAATAGCAAATTTTCACAGACAAGCTGTAAAACAAAATATGTCTGTGCAAGAATATCAAAAATCCTTATCTGAGATTGCAGTTGGTTTCAAGCAAGCAATGCAGGAAGCAGACCCAACCATTTATACTAAATACGCCAACTCATTAGATACGACAACTGCAACTTATAACAAAGCTTTCCTGAGTGAGAAAATTACCGAAGATAAAGTAAAAAGACAAGGTGCTGTAGAATTTTATATGAATCACACGCTTGAAAATAAGTTAAAAGTTTTTTTAAGTGACAGCTACGTATTAAGCGTACAAGATACAAAAGGCAATACTTTTAGAGTTACTGCTGACGAAGCATTAAATAAAGAACTAGAAAATGAAGTTGCAAAATTGTTAGATTTAGATGCAACAGCAGCACAAATAAAAACATTTATCTCAGACTGGAATACTAAAACATTACAGTATAAGAAAAATTTATTATTTACTCGTTTAGACAGCCCAGAAAACAGGCTCCCCCAAAACAGATATAAAACATATCAAGGATATATTACAGGCAATTTTGGTGGCAATAAAGATTCCCAGGCTTTATTTAATAGCCTAGATGTAGCTGATAAACAAAAAGTACAGAAAGAAGCCATTGACTGGTTAAAAAACTTAAATGATACAGATGAAAATTTAGAAAAACAAAAACTAATAACTCATAAAAAAACCACTGACAGTTTAAAAGAAGATTATCTCTTACTAAGAGAAGACCCAGCTACAGAAGGAGATTTACAAAAGGTAGAAAATATTAAAAATGATTTGATGTCATTGTTACCTTATGATGAATTTATAAAATTTGAAAAAACATATCAAGCTGATTTAGATTCTG